GTTATCTCGACGGCGGGGCGGTTGGAGAGCGCCGCGACGTTAGCCTCGAGCGCCTCCATGATCGTGCGTATATCCGTGACCGGGTGCGCTCGACCTTGACAGACGACGTCCTGCATCTCTGCGGTCTTGCCGAGCTTATCGGCGAGCCATGTGCAGGCGGTCGACAGTCGAGATATCTCGACGACGCCGAGATAGTCCATCGCGGAGAGCTGTGGGAAGCCGTCGGAGTCTGCGACGACCGAAACCTGTATGACCGCCGTGTAGTTGTCGGTGCCGTTCCGCCCGTGGTCGGCGGAGGTAACGGTCACGGTGCAGCCGCCCTCGGACACGGCGGTTATCTCGCCGTCAGCCGAGACTGTCGCGATGTCGCCGTCGGAGCTCTCAAAGCTCACCGCCTTGACCTCTGCGCTGCCGGGGCTTATATTGTACTCCGGCGTGGCGCTCTCGCCGACAGCGAGGGTCAACGCCTCATCGTCAAAAGCGATGCCTGTTACCTTTTGCGGGACGGCGAGGACGCCGTTATAAGTGACGCTCTTGCTATTGGCGGCTGTGACGGTCAGGGTGTAAGGATAAGAGCGCCCCGAATCAAGCGGGGAGTCTCCGGCATAATACAGCGGCACGGTGCCGTCAAAGCTCGACCCTGTGATCGTCAAAACGTACTCCACTTTATGGGAGCTTCCGTCTCGTCCTCGATAATAGCTTCTCACGGCAACGCTGTCAGCGGAATAACTCAGCCCGTTTCTTGCAACCGCCTGCTCTTGGGTCATGCCTTTAAGCATAAGCGAGGCTGTTAAACTATAAGCGGCATGAGAGCATTTAAGGCTGAGCTCCGCCGACATGCCGTACCGGTTAATTGACATTAAGGCTCTGTCGACTGTCGGCAACGATTGATTTATAGGCGTCAGCGTGCCGGACGCTGAAACCGTGGCAACCGTGCGATAGTAGCTCTTGCCCGCGATTAATATCTCGTCTGTTTTAAATGTGCAATTGACTTCAAAAGCTCCTGCGCCGTTTTGACTGTGACTGCATCTGCCGACCTTCTGCGTCTTCAAGTTTACTGTCCCTGTGTCAAACGGCGTCCATTCTGTTTGTTGCTCAAATGGCACTTTTCTCGCCCATTCGGCGGGATTTCCGTTGACCGAATATTCAAAATATTCGTTTTCCGAAAATCTTGCTCCGCTGTTTTTGTACTCGATTTGACCCCGAAGAATCGAGGCGTTTTGCGCGACATCCAGCGTCTCATAAAGCGCCAGCCGGAGGGATAGCCCCGGCCTCTGGGTACGGGTAAAAGTAAAATTATAATAACCGAGAAGTTTCTCCGGCATCAGCTCCCACCTCCTTTTGGCTGCTCGATGATAACGATATCAGCGGTCACGCTGCTGCGGCGCAGGTGATAAGCCGCTGACTTAATGACGCCGCGCTTTAAGCCTTGCTTGTCAACGTCGATCTCGACTATATCGCCGACTTTCTCGCCGTCTGCGATGATCTTCGCCGTGATCTCGTTCCGCTGCCAGCCTCGGGCAGCGATTTCCGCCGCCGTTGCCTGCAGATCTTTAATTAATTTTGATTTATCAAAAATCAAAACCGCTGCGGCCTGACCCGAGCGCCTTGCAGCGTTGGTGACTGTTGCCGTCGCGGTCCCGACCGTGACAACGATCTGCGAGTACGGTGCCCTTTGGGTCAGTTTTGACTTACCGATGATCTGACTTGCGCCGATGACCTTGCCCGTTTCGGCTGATTTTTTAAAACTCAAATGCTCGGCACCTGCCCCCGTGAGGTTTGCGCCCGTTGCAAAAGTGACCATCGCGGCGAGCTGGCGGAGGGTGGTCTTGCCGTCCGCCTCCACCGTGCCCGTCATGGTCGTGCCGCCGTCGATGTCGCCGCTCTCGGCGATTATTCCCGCCGATTTCAGGCGGCTTATAAATCCTGAGACTGTCATGCTGCCGCTTACCGCCTGTTCGAGCGGGATATCCTCGAGCAGATAATCATCGTCAATAGCCTCGACGGCGTAGATCCCGCCGCCGAGATTGGTCAAGGCGTCGATGCTAAAAGCGCCGTATATCTCGCCGTTGTGCTCAACGATCAGACGCTGGCCCTCCGTGGGGTTAAGCTCCCCAAACTCTGCCTGGAAGTCACATGTGCTGCCCGGCAGGTCGTTGCAATCAACTGCAATTTCATTAAAAATCTCGATATCTCCGTAAAAATTCGTGATTTTCTCTTGTTTCCCGAGGTTTATGCCCCTCAGCTTGGCGAGCTGATAGGGCGCTTCGGTGCTTTTTAACTCGATTTCTATTCTTGTAAATTTTTGAATGTCTATTTTGCAAAAAAAATCAAGCTGTCTCGGTGCAAATTCGCCCGAAGCCGTCACCTCGGCGCCGTTGTATGCCGTGATTTTTAATTTTGAGCAGTAATTTCTGAAAAAATGGAAGGTCAACCCCGGCGCGAAACCGTAGCCGTCTTTGACGCTTATCACCACTTTGACGGGCGCGGCGAACACCCCCGTCGAGCCGGACACGACCGATGAGACGTAGCAGTTAACCTCGCCGGTATCTGTTAACTCAAGGCTCGGGTCGTTGAGGTCTATTCCTCGCCCCTCAAGCGAGGCGAAATTGATAACCTCGGGCGGCTCCTCCTGGAGCAGTGTGCCCGGCAGCATGTACGGGCTACTGCCGGCCGCCGGTGCGATGCACTCCTGGGCGGCGTTTGGCATGTAGTTATTAAAGACGACACGGTTCATTCTGCCAGCCCTCCGTTGCTATCAATCAAATTGAGCGCTGCCTCGGCAGCGGCAAGGGCGTTAAAGTCCTTGCGCTCCCGCCACTTGCCCGCTATATAGTCCGGCCACGCCGTGCCGCTGAGCGACGGCGTCGTAAAAGTGACCTGACCGTTAAACGTGACCGCCGACTCGCTCGGCGGAATAAAAATCACGTCTCTGAGCAGATGCACTCTCCAAAAGCGGTTGCCGTCCTCCTGCTCGCCTGTGATATAAGCAAGCCCGCCCCTCTTACCGATGCCGAGTGCGTCGCTCAACTCGCCGTTAGCCCCCGCGCCGCCGAACATGCTTTTATAAGCCTCAAAAGTCAACTGACTTGTGTTAAGTGCCACCGCCGCCGATATAAAGATGCGACGCCCTCCGCCGAGGGCCGAGGCTTGCTGATACTCGGGGCTTACTGAGACGCTTATCATCTTGCCGAGACGGACGCCGGAGCTATACACCAGCCCCCCGATGGCGGGCACCAGCGGAAACCACGTCGGGTATTTCGCTTTAATTGTCGCCATTATTCCGCCCCCCTTTGGATGGAGAGCGGAACGATCTCAAGGTCAATCGTGTCGCCCCAGATGTTTAAGACGCTGCCGTCGGTGTCAATGTCCTCAACTTGCCGCAGCAGCTCGCGGGAGCCGCTGCGAATCTTCGCCTCATATATCACCGTGCCTTGGTCATGCGGCAGCTCCACCACATGAGCAGAGACGGGCGCGCTGATGAGCTTATAAAAGCGATCCCACTCAGCGGCCGACACCTCGGGGTCGCGGCGGACGGTCACTCTGTGACCGTAGCGGGTGCCGACCGGGTCGCCCGAATAAAGACGGCCGTCCTGCGTGTACTCCTCGGCGCCGTCAAACACCGTTTCAAAGTCTTCGCCGATAGCCTCGACTATAACCTTGCCGCTCCACTCCTCATTGTCAATCTTAAGCATTGCGCTCCTCCTTAAATGCTGTCTTGCGCCTGTTTTCACGGGTGACCTGGACGTCGAGCGCCCGCCCGACGGCGGCGCTTGATCCGTTAAACGTGACGTTGACCGGCGCCTCGTTGACTGTTACGGCGAGGCGGTCGAGCTTGCGCTCAAGCCTGCGGATATCTGCCGCATTGTCACCTCTCGGAGTGACCGCCGCCTGCGCTGCGGTCAGGATTCTCTCTCCCTTGTGGAGCTCGGCGATGTACCCGTCATACGGCACATAATTGAGACCGCCTGCGTGAGAGCCGTCGCTGTCGTCGTCGTCGTCACCTGTGACCATGCGCTTGATGGAGTCCTTTAATTTGCCAAACACTTTTTTTGCAAGGCCCCACCAGTCATAGTCCTTTATTGCCTGCCAAAGTGCCAAGCAGATATCGCCCGCCGCTCTGATAAGCTCTGGGATGTTGTCGATCAGTCCGACGGCAAGATTGCCAATGAGGTCAACCGCCGCCGTTGTGAGCTTTCCGAGGTTGCCGTCCTCAAGGAGGCCATCCGCAAAACCCGTGATAAGGTCAAAGGCGGCATTTATCAGCAGGTCGACGTTGTCGCCGAGAAAGCCGACCAGGTCGGTCACGAGCTCGGCAGCCGTGCCGGTGAGCTTGCTGAGGTTGTCCTCAGTCAAAAGGTTACTCGCAAGTGTCCCGACTATCGAGAGGGCAGAGTCCGCCAGCTTCGGCAGGTTATCGCCGATGCCTATGAGCAGCAAGTCAATAATCTCGGGCGCCGTCTCGGCGACGCTGTCGGCCAGCTGCTCGATGATGCCCGTCACGATGGTGGTCGTCGTGCCCGCCATCTCGGTGATACTCTCAACGCCGTCAATTATTTTCTGCTCGGCACCGTCCTCGCCGGTAAAGAGGGCGGTCACTCCGTCCATCACGTCCGTGATGCCCGGCAGAAATTGAGCAGATATGTTGTTTTTGACGGCGTCCATCGTCCCCGTCATGTTGTCGAGCGCGTCGTTAAATGACGCCGACGCTGCGACCGCCTCGTCGCTCATCACAAGTCCAAAGCTCTGTGCCTGGTCTTTAAGCTCCTTTATCGCCTCTGTACCCTGCCCGAGCATAGGACCCATGCTATAAGCAGCTTTTGATCCAAACAGCTCAACAGCTTTTGCCGTGCGCTGCGACTCATCTTTTATCGAGGCGACTTGGTCAATCGCCTGCGATAGATCGAGCTTAGAGCCGGTTGATTGTAGCTTTTTAGCAGCCGTTTCGAGCGTTGCTGCCTCCACGCCGCTCATCTTGGCGGCATAGGTCAGCTCTTGATACTTTTCGGCGCCCATGCCCATACGCTGGGATGCCTCATCAATTGCGTCTCCTGCCTGTGCGGCGTTAAATGCGGCATCATAGAGTGCTTTGCCCGCCGCTGTCGCTGCGGCCGTGACTGCGCCCACGCCCGCCACGGCTCCCGTAGCAGCTCCTCCGATCGCTTTTAGCCCTGACTTAGCAAAAGACGCGGCCGCACTCTTGGCCTTGTCAATGACCTTGACGGTCATGCTGTGCTCGTCTTTGACCTTGCCGACGGCCTTTTGTAATTCTTCGTACTTTCCTTTCAGTGCGGCAAAGCCTTTACCCTTCTTCTCAGCCTCTTTGAGCGCCTCGCCGTTTTTTTTGGCGGCGCTCTCGGTTTTGATAAGCTCCGCGGTCGCCTTGTTGAGCTGGATCTGCCAGTTGTCGACCTGCTTTGAGTTTTCTCCGTATACCTCTTTGGCGTTGTCGAGAGCTTTAGTCAACGTCTCGACCTTATCCTTTTGCAGTTCGATTCTCTTGACATAGTCCTCTGACTGCGCCGTCAAGCTCTTGACACTGTCCTTATTGTCGGCATACTGCGCCGAGGTGAGCTTTGCCTCCGAGGCTGCTACCGACAAGCCTCGCGATATTTCGCTTAAGGCGTTTTTAAATTCTTTCTCGCCGTCTACCGTCAGCTTCGCGCCCACCTCGGGTAGATCCTTATTCGCCATCGGCTTCACCTCCCGCCGCTTTTAAATTGTAAAAATCACAATAACATGACCAAAGCGCCAGCAGTCGACGCCATGTCATGCTCCAAAATTGCTCCTCATTAAAACCGAGCAGGCAGGTTGCCCTGAAAAACCATAAATCAAGGTTAATCGGGCAGCCTGCCTGCTCACTCAGTTTTTTGCCTCGGCGTCCTCTGCTCCAGCAAGCTCGTCAAGCTCATCCTCTGCGGCGTTTGAGCTCTTGCCACCGGGCAGCCCAGCAAGCAACGCCTGATAGGTGATCATCATCATCTCGTTGACTTGCTCGGTGCTGGTACTCGCCGCTAAAAGATACTCCGCTGTGACAAGCGGGAGATCTTCACGCCGCTCAATGTTGTGGATTGTTATCTGCTGATTTAGCATTATTGCGAAAACCTCAAGCAGCATCATGACTGATTGTGTGCCTGCGCCGCTGTCTTTTACTCTTTTAAGCTCCGCAGCCAGGGCGTGTATGCCGCCGGGGTAGAGCTCGTTGAATTTTATATCAACGTATATCGAGTATTTAAGGGTATATTTCTCTCCCTGCCACTCAAACGCAAACGATTTTTCCGCGACATTATTAATAATCCTGCTTTTCATAAGTTCGCACCCTCCTGCGTGTTGGAGTCATTTGTGACAAGATCGCCGAGCGTCAGCTGATAAGCTGCGGCTGCGGCGGCCGAATTAAATATGTACTCGATCTTTTCGACCGCTCGACCCTTGCTGTCAAGCATGAGCGGGTCGGCAACAGCCTTGCCCGGTATCGAGTGCGTCGCAAAAGTCAGCGTCTCGCCTTTAGTGGCGTATGTTTCTGCAGGCTGGTCAAACTTGACCTTGGGATAAAAGCAGACGATAAAGTGCTTTACGCCGTCAACGACCTCGCCGCGTATGATGGACAAGCCGAGGTATTCGCCGTCCGCCTCATCGGAGTAGGTGACTGTTTCGGGCTTGCTGCCGCTGGTGTCCGCTGCCGTGACGGTGATTCCAAACATATCGCCGGCGCACGCCGTCGGAATGGTCGAGGTACCGAGGGTCAGCGCCCTCGAAGCTACTCTGCCGTCGCTCTCAGCCTCTATGTCGTCGGCGTAAAGCACCGCCCTCGATACGGTCGGCGTGTCGCCGAGCTGAATTGCCTTGCCGACAGCTTTCGGTGCGCCGAATTTGACAGATCCGGCGCTCTCCTTGCGCTTGTAAATCATCGGGAATTTCGCACTGATTAATGCCATGGTTTATTCCTCCGTTTCTGTTATGTCAAAAATTTCCACTCGAGCGTGATAATACTCGGTGTCTCGCTCATAGGTTAGCCCCTGCGCTTGGATTATAAAACCGGCAAGCCGCAGGGCTCGGCGGATGCGCTTGCGCATCTCAATTGCTTTTGACTTGCTCGGCGTAAAATAATGGACGTCGGCCGTTATGGCGTCAGCGACGTCAACGTCGTCGGCATATGCGCCGACTCGCTCGCTGACAAGATTATAAGCTCCCCACTCATCAAGCGGGGCAAGCGTCTTGCCGCCCTTTTTATAAGTTTTGTTGCGATCGTAAAAATCCGGAAAAAGCTCAAAGGGCAGCGGGGCAAGCGCCTCCGCTATCCTGCTCTCAAAACTCACTTGACGTCACCTCCCTCTGTGATGACTGTCTGCATCACCTGCGCTGTCTCATCCTTAACAGACTCAACCGCCGGGCGAATAAACGGGCTCGCCTTGCGCTTGCTTGACCCGTACTCCTTGACCGCCGCCTTTATGGCGTTTGAGACGGCCGCCCTGCGCTTTTTGACGGGGTACTTTTTGGACTCCGCCGACCTCTCATCTTTGCCGTCAAAAATCACATCGCACGACCAGCCGCCGCTCTTCGCTTTTTTCGGCTTTTGGATTTTTAACGATTCGGCGAGCGTGCCGGTGTCCTTTGGCGTCTTGGCCTTAATTGCCGCCTGCACTATCGGAGCGGCTCGGCTCAGCATGACCGGGGCGAGCTCGTCGATGTTGGCGAGCCTCGCGAGCTGCTGCTGCAGCTCTTGAGGGATTGCAAAACTAAAAGCGCCCATCAGTCCGCCCCTCTCTCGCAGCTCAGCTCGATAAGGTCGAGGCTCTTGCGGTACGACTTTTTGATGAGATATCTATCGCCCTGATACTCGACGATCGCCTCGCCGGCATAATCCCATGCCGAGAGCTCAAAGACGAGCGCCGTCTCATAGCCGGCTTGCATCGCGCCGAAGTATTCGGAGCGGGTAGGGGATTGAGCTTTTGCGAAAACCTTGCGCTTCGTGGGACTAACGGCTTGCCAGTTTCCAGCTTCGTCCTGCTCCGCCGTATTTTCTGTTATTAGGAAAATATAATCATCCATTGCAGCGAGCCTCCGTGCGGCGATTTATAAGCCGCTGACGTATATGCTCGGGCATGCCCTCGCCCGTCTCACGGTGACGATACTGCCACGCTGCACAGTCGGCGATGAGGACCTTGTCGGCTATCTCGTTAAGATCGAGCCGAGCTCCTCGGGCGTTAAGTTCCTCTCGGGCAGCTATGACGAGCTGTTGAAAATAAAAATCTCTCGCCGTCGCCATAATGCCGAGGTCGAGCTTGAGCAGCTCGACTATCTCATTTATATCGTCCATCTCCTCGCCTCCTTAATGTTTAAGAGGGGCGATAAGCTCGCCCCTCTTTTGACCTGTTATCAAACCTTGGTATATTTAACCGTGACGCTGTATGTTCTCGCCACGGCGTTACCGTTGGTGACCTTAAAGGTCAAGACGTTGTTGCCCTCGGCAAAGGTGACCTCGCTGCCGTTGGTGACGGCGGTGCTGCCGTTTTTGATCTCAACGACCGCCTCAGAGCGCTGAGCCGTAGCGGTGACCTTTGCTTTTGCAGCGGTAACCTCTACGGAGTAATTGAGGGTGTCCTTGTTAAAGGCGGGGGAGAGCTGAGCGGTGCCGACGGTCAGCGCAGTGAGGCTGACTCTGTCGGTGTTGGTGGCGTCACCCGCGAAGGTGGTGACAGTCGTCGGCTCGGCGTTGCCATAGTTGACCACGACAAAGCTGTTGCCGAAAACGGGCGCGCCGTCGTAGCGCGCGAAGCCCGCGAACACCGTCTGTCTCTGGATAAAGCGGACGTGCTCGGACGAGCCGAGAGAGACGCCCTGACGCTCTGCAAGGAGATAGTTAATGCCATAGCCGCCGACGATCTCGTGGTCGGGAATAAAGTCGAGCTCGACGATCTCGCCGTCGTCAAACGGGAGGGTGTTGTCAATGCCCGAACGGAGTGCCGCCGAAGCGTCAAAAGCGAGCGCCTTTGTTCGGAGCTCCATCTTCGTCTTACGGTTCATACACCAGAACGGGGCAGCATTGGAGCCGTTATTCTCGGCGGCGGCGAGCGCCATGCCGAGGTCGGCGAAAAATTCGGCGCCGCTCTTGCTCAGGATGTCGAGCTTTTTAATGTTGGTGCTGCGCAGGTCAGCCCATTCGGGGGCGTTGCTGCTCCAGTCTGACGGACGAGCGCTCTGAGCAAGTCTCGTCACGATGCCGAGCGGCATGCCGTTCCCGAGACCGTAGAGGATAGCCTTGTCGGTGGCTCTTCCGATGCCACCGGCGAGGAAGTCGAGGATCATGCCGAGGAACGCCTCGTCAGTGTCCTCGATGATGGAATTCGGTACGGGCACAAACGCCGAGACGAGATAAGAGTCCATGTCAATGGCTCTCAGGTCGATCTGATCCTCGTTAAAGGCGCCGAGCGCGTCAGTCCAGATCGCCTCGGGGATGCTGCCGGTAACGGGCTGGCGAGCGTTGCCTCCGATGGTCATGCTGCGGACCTTGTCGATCAGCTTTGATGCCTCCCAGACATGTTCTCTCACGATGTCGAGCAGCACGGTCGGCACGGCAAGCTCCGCGCCGGTGATGCCTCTCGTCTGATTTTTGATAATCTCACGAGTGCGGACGACAAAGCTCTTGACGTCGTCTCTCTTGAGAATCTTTGCTCTTGTTTCTGCGGGCAGCTTGTAAAAAGCGCCTCTCTTGCTGTGGCTCATGTTTATGCTCCTTTCTTCTTCTTCTGCGGGGGCGGCGGGATCGGAGCCGGTCTCAGGCTCCTTGCTCTCGAGCTCCTCGATCTTGCCTTTAAGATCCTCAACCTCGCTCTCAAGCTGCTGCACCTGCTCGTCGATGCCGCTGTACTCTTCTTCAACGGCGGTGATCTGCTCCTCGACGGCGGTGATATCTTCCTCGGTCACCGCCTCCTCGAGAGCGTCCCTCAGCTGTTTTATCTTGGTGTCTCTGGCGTTTCTTTTTTCGAGCTGCTCGGCGAGCTTCGTCGAGCTCCTTTTCATCTGGGCGTTCAGCTTGATCAATACAAGCATGTCAATTCCTCCAATCTTTTTTTAACGGCAACACGTCTGTGCTCAAGCTGCCGCTTTTTTGTGTTTTCTGCGTCTTTTTTTCGGGCTTCAACTTCCGTGTCCGGATAAAACGGGAATGTGCAGACGCTGACCTCGTAGAGCTTGACCTTTTTGAGCGTGCAATGCAGAGCTCCGTCGCCCTTGTCCTCGTACTCCTCATTTATTACATCAAAACCAAAAGAGCATTGATCAACGTCGCCACGCTTAACTCTCTCATACGCGTCGAGCGCCTCTCGGTCAGCGGGGTTAATCGTGATTCTGCCCTTGAGGCCGACGTCGTCAACCTCGAGGATAAGCGTCCCTGCCTTGGTCCGGCCGAGGACTATATGCGTCTGATGATCAAGCAGCGCCCGGACGTCGCCGCCGAGTTCATCGTCAAAAGCATGTGGGTCTATCCGCTCAAAGTAACCCGGCCAGCCCTCGGCCTCCGTGTTAAACTTCGCAAAATATCCCTCGATAATAAGCTCCTCGCCGTCACTCCTTGTCTTAAAGCAGGCGGGAGCCGTCACGCTTCTCCTATTCATTTTTTTCACCTCCGTTTAGCTTCTTCTGATCGCCGAGCCTGTCGACGGGGATATAATTTTCAAGTGCCTGATAATCATTCATGCCGTCGCCCTCGGCGGGGGAGAGCCCGAGCTCGTTTCTCGCCTCATTTCGACTCATCAGCCCGAGCGCTATCATCTTGTCGATGTATGCGACTTTCTCGGTCAGCGAGTACTGCATGAGCGTTCGCGCGTTAAACTCGACGTAGCGGTCGGAGGCTTCGATGAGCTTGCGGGTGAGCTCCTGCTCGAGGATTTTTGCAAAACTCAGGATTTTTGTTGCGATAAAGTTATTGTAGGCGTCGGCCTTATACTCACCGATGCCGAGCATAAATGCCGGCATACCAAATGCCGCCGCTATCATCTTTTTGTTAAGCTCGATACTCTCATTCACCGCGAGGTCTTTAAGGCTCAGCGGCGAGACGGTCTTGATGTCAATCTCGCCAGCTGGAATGACCCACGGCTCACCGATCTCCGTCGTGCTGGTGTAACTCTCAAGCAGCTTCTTGCGCTTCTCTTTCTCCTCAAGCTCCTCGGAGTCCGACTGCGTCGAGATGATAAGGGTCGGTTTCCATTTGTTTCGCAAAAACGCCGATGCGGTCGCCTGCGCCTGTGCCTGATCTTTAATCACCCTACGCAGTTGCGGGGCTACGCCCTCACCGATAAAAGGATTTGACCTGCACGGATTAAAGACAAAGTGCAGTAGCTCGCTCGGGTCATAGACTCGGCCGTCGATATTGATCGTGTACGTCTTATAGCCCGTGAGCGTATAAGAGACGCGGCTCGACTCTATCGGGATAAGCTCCTTTATAAAATCGCCCTCGACCGTCGGGTAAACGACGGCGTTACCCGTGAGGCAAAGCTCGCGGACGATGTTATAAATCAGCGTCTTGCGCGTCATGTGGCTGTTGGGATATATGTCGAGCTTTTGAGAGAGCCCATCCTTTATGCGGTCGTCGCCGTGCTCGCCGTTGCGCATGACCTTAATTGTCATGTTGCTGACGAGATCTGCGATTATATGCACCGCAAGCCGCACATCTCCGTTTTGGTCGAGCGTCGCATAGCCCGCCGGGATGATCTCATCCGGCAGCAGGCAAATCATGCCGCCGGGAGCGTCTCTCGTCTTCTGTCCGGTTTTTCTCCGTACTAAAACTTTCATCCTTTCCCTCCGTTAAAACCAATTTGCTGTTTTATTCTCCTTGCTCATGTTTTCGAGCATTCTAACCGTCGCAAAGACGGCCGCGTCAAAGACGTCAATTCTGTCATTGTCGCCGACCTTCTCGTACATGACCATGTCGTCAGTCTTTTCAATTGCTCGGACGTTTGCAACGCAGTATTCAAACGGCTCGGCGCCGAAGTAATAGAGCTGTCCGTTCTTGGCCTTTTGCTCAATAAATCTAAAGCCCTCTGACTTTTTATAATATAGCTGCGGCTGGTCGACGATCTTGAAGCGCTTCTTCTTCATAAGCATAAAGTATTCACGGCAGAATTTTCTGTCGTGGCCGACCTCGGAGATCTTAAAGCCCTCGCGCCGCTTATCCTCAAACCACATAACTGGCTCGGCATGATTGACCGTCGGGGCGTTGCTCATAGTCAACCAGCCGTCCGCCTCCCAGCCAAAGAGGGGGATAGAGTCCTGCTCCGCTTTTTCTTTGGCTTTAACAACCGGAAACCAGCAGTGCGGCAGGATGATAAGCGTCTCGCCGTAGAGACCGACGAGCGCCGTCGCCGTCAGGTCGTGGAGCTTTGACAAGTCCGCGCCGCCGAACCATTTGACCGGCAGGCGGGCAGCCTCCGAAGGCGTCCACTTGTGGCGGCTGTCAGATGCGATAAACTCGCCGATATCAAAGTACGCCTTCATCGCCGATGTGTAGATGTTTAGCGACTTATTAAAAAACTCCTTGCGGGTCTGCGGGTCATTCTGCGCCTGGACGGCGTCTGCCATGATATCAGCCGGGCGGATCGTGATTCCGTAGCCAGGGTTTGCCATCTCGTGGACGACCGGGCTCGTGTAATCAACGTCGCCGTTCGGGCTTTCATCTGCCTTGCAGATAAATATAAAAAGCTCCTCGGCTTTGACTGTGCCGTCGAGGACTTTTTGACAATATTTCAAACGGCGATAACAATAACTGTTGACGCTGTCGCCCGCCGTCGTGATGCCGATCATCAGCTTGTTCGTATACGCCTTCATCGCATCTTTGATTATGGTGTACTGCTTCGGTGTCTTATAGGCATGCAGCTCGTCGGCAATTGCTATGTTGCAGTTGAGTGAGTCCTGCGCGTCGGGGTTAGCAGCAAGCGCCCTGATATAGATTGAGCCGTCGGCGCCGACCTCGCCCGAGATGCTGTGCTCTTGGTTGTTGTCGAGGATTCTAAAATTCGCCTCTTCGCCCATTTGACGCAAGTTGTAGCGGATAAAGCTAAAAGACTGCATTGATTGTTGCATCGCTGCGGCCGTGATGTATGCCGTCGCGCCGCTTCGGCGCTCAAGCACCGAGAGCGCCCAGACGAGCGCCGCCGCAAATGTCGTTTTAACATTTTTGCGGGGGATAAAAATAAACGCCTCCTTGTAGCGGCGTATCTTCGTGCCTTTAATCTTAAAAGCGAGCAAATTATAAATTATAAATTTGTGATAGTCGGTCAATAAAAACGGCTTGCCGCGCAGCGGCACGCCGTCGAGCGTTTCGCCCTTTTCATGCACAAAAGTAAGCTCAATTATTCCAATGACAAACTCGGCATCTCTGGGCTCAAAAGTGTAATCGGGATTTTCAAGATCGTTAAAAAATCTGTCGACCGCCTGCCGGAGTTCTTTGCAAGCGACTTTCTCTCCGGAGCGGATTGCTTCGGCATATGCAAAGACCGCCGCTCTGTTTTTCTCCTCGATCAAGTCAATTTCTCCAGCGCGGCAGCGAGCACCGACTTCGGCGCGGCCTGCTCAACGTCTGCTTTGTAGTATGTTTTGGGATTTAAGCAAAGCCGATCCGAGTATTGGAGGATATCTTTGCGGAGGTTTTCAAGCTCCGAAACAATCGGCGACTTTTTAACATCTCCGCTGTTGGTCTGAGCAGTAACCTTAAAGCCGCCCTCCTTATAAAGGGCGGTCAATCTTCGGTACTGCTCGAGCAGCTCGCAATAAATCTCTATTGTGTCGTCAAACTCGACTTTATAGACCCCGATTTTTTGCATTCGTCGGACGGTCGTTTTTTTAATTGATTCTTTCAAAATCGCCCTCGCCATTTGTCGACCTCCGAAATTTTTTTGAAAAATTCGCTCTATTGGAAAGAGCTCTGCCCCCCCGGTCGATTTCCCCCTCCTAAAGTCAAGACTGACCGGGGGGGATCGTTTTATTCTTGAGCTTTTCACCGAGCTCGGACAGCTCGCCCGTATCTCGATCGTGCATGAGCTCATGCGCCGAGGCTGACAGAGAAATGAGATTCCAGTCCTGCCAGGCATACTCGGGATAGTCACGGCTCGGGTAGATGTGATGCACCCTTGTCGCCTCGACGTGCTTGCCGTAGCGCTTGGCATGCTGGCAGAGGTAACCGTCCCGCTTGAGGATGTGAGCCCTCTTTTTTTTCCAACGCGCCGACTGATAGTTAAACATACCCACCCCATGCCCTGCGCGGACGCTGTGCCACGCTCACTCTATTAATATCGCCTTTGGCCGCTGCGGATGGCTTAACCGCAGCGGCACTGAAAAAGGAGGATCAATTCGGGAGCCCCTTGCCCTGCTCCCATGCTATAAGCATAGCACCAGCGGAGCGCCCCACTGTGCCCCTTTTATCTCATTTTGTCAAGATGATAAAAAAAGCGACGGCGATAGATCTCATAAAACATACGCCGCCCGCAAGGCGGAATCAGCGGCACCCGCTCATATGACGCACCCCTCGTGACGTGATAGAGCAAGAATGGGACGACGCCCTTATCCTCTCCGCAGGCGAGCTGCGCCGCTCTCTCTATCTGCTCTATGTCCTCACTGTACTTGGCCGCCCGCTCGGCAAGGCGCTCCGGCACGCTCGCATGATCGCCGCCACCCGAAGAGCTGCCGCCGCCCGTTGAGCGGAGCGCCGATTGATAGCACTCCTCTCGCTTATGTTTAAGCTCGTCGTATTGCAGGCAAAAATATCGCAGCTCGACGTAGCGATTCGGCGTGATCTCGTACTTGTTAACGTCGGAGATCTTGTACTTTCTCATTCTCGTCCTCCTTGGCTCTAAAACTTTACACATTTACAAGGTTTTAAAGAGCGGCGCTCGCCGCTTGTCCTTTTCGCCGCCGCTTCGGCGGCTCCTGCCTGTCCTCGGGGATTTTTACATATTTAAAATAGAGATATCCATATATTGTTGCCGTCGCCTCAACCAGCTCATAGCCTGCCGGAGCCTGCGGCGCCTTGGTCAAGGAGTAATCACGCTTGACCTCTTTCGGAGGCTCCTCCTCGGGTCGGATATAGTTGCGACTGATTTTATAGCGGTGCCCGCCCTGCTCCTCCGTCCAGTGGTCAAACAGATAGTTGGCAAGTCCTGTGTAATCCGCGCCGTGATCCACGCCGTCATAAAAGTTGTGCGCACGGAGCGGCTGGACGTCGACGATCTCACCGTAGATCCATTGTTTTTTTATATCCGCTGCAGGCACGCCCTCGGAGACCATATGCATGTGTATGCGCTTGGTGTGCTTGCCGCGTCCCATGTGCAGGACGATGACGGCGTTCGGGTATTTATATTTAAGCCGATTATAAAAGTTATCGCGCAGCTGCCGAGCCTCTTTAAACGTATGTACCTCGTTAGCATTGTCAAATGTCAAGGTGCTGTATAAAGAGGACGGGCTAAATGTGGCGTTAAAGATCTTGAGATATCGCCGCCGAGCGATGCCGTCCCGGTGCTGCTTGCGAGCCTCCTCGCTCTCAAACCGGAGCTTCTTATTAAGATCGCCGCCGACCTGGCAGCGGTCGGGCAGGGTGTAGACCTCCTGCTCGAGCACAACGCCCGAAAACGTCCTTTTTTTGAGTCTCATCTTTATAACCGCCTTAAATATAAATGTATAGGGGTAAGGAGCGGCCGAAGTCGCTCCTCTTGAAGTCACTCGTCCAGCGTGACCTTTGCCGTTTTACTTTTGGTAATCTGCAGGGTGATGTTGCCCTTTGCGTTTTCGGCGATTTTTATAATCGCCTCGTCGCAATTAATTGATAATGAGCGGATATTTCTGTCGGCAACCTTTTCGACCGCCGACCTTGCCAGCGCCTCGACTGCCGAAGCCTCGCCGAATATCGGCACGAGCATCTCGCCGAGTCCGACCTTTGCCTTATCAATCTTTTTCAATTTTGCCCGATACCTCTCGGCTTCTGAGCAGTCGCACTCTCGGGTTGCTTTTTCGTCGGCCTCCGCCTGCGTTGCGGCCGTTGCATCATAAATGGCCTGCCCGCAAAATCGGCAGTAGCCCTGTTTTTCGTCAGTCATTTTTTCTCTCCTTTTTCGTTTTTGCTTTTTTCGCGAGCTTGCCCCGCTCCGCTTGAAGTCACTCGTCCAGTGTGACCTTTGCTGTTTTACTTTTGGTGATCTGACGGACGATGTTGTCCTTTGCATTTTCGGTGATTTTTATGATCGCCTCGTCGCAATTAATTGATAATGAGCGGATATTTCTGTCGGCATCCTTTTCGCCCGCCGACTTTGCCAGCGCCTCGACTGCCGAGGCTTCGCCGAGCCCGACTGCCGAGGCTTCGCCGAGCCAGACTGCCGAGGCTTCGCCGAGCCAGACTTTCATCTTTGCCCGATACCTCTCGGCTTCTGAGCAGTCGCATTCTCGGGTTGCTTTTACGTCAGCCTCCGTCTGCGTTGCAGCCGTTGCGTCATAAATGGCCTGCCCGCAGAAACGGCAGTAGCCCTGTTTTTTATCGGTCATTTTTTTCTCTCCTTTTTTGTTTCTGCTTTTTTGCGACCTTGCCCCGCTCCCAGTCCCTCATGCAGGTGTAGGAGCAGACGGGTTTTCTTGTGCTGGGAGTCCCGATAGCATATATGTGTTGCGGCGCCGGCCTAAAGATCCCGCCGCATATCGGGCAGTGCGTTGGCTTGCCCTTTTGACTGTCTACGATGTATTCAACCATTACTTTGCTCCTTATCCTCCTTCAATATTAAGATTAATTTGGCCATCCTCTGGGTCGACGTCATTGATCACTATTGGCAAGTAAAAGCAATCGTCATCTATTCGGTTGCCGTGCTGGATTAGCTCTGTTGGACTCAGGCATACGAAGGCCTTCACTTCTTTGCCTGCTTCTACCCCTGCCAAAATGCTCATTAACTCATAGACTTTCATTTTCTGCCGCCCCCTCAATTCTCGCCGGAGAGCGTCTGTGCGACTGCCTGCAGCGCCCTGCGGAATTTTGCGGCCGTCGCTTCGTCGGCACCGTTGATGATCTTTTTCATTTCCGCGATATTTTTTTGCGCCTCCTCGAAATAAAAGCCGAAGCGCAGGACTTCGGGATTCGCCGCGAGCTTTGCCTGCTTCTCAAGCTCGTCGACCTTTGCCTCCGTAGCTACATGGATCTCTTTGAGCACGTTAAACTCGGCAAGCTGCTTCTTGCTCTCTTTGAGTTGCTTTTCAAGGTCTTGAGCTTTCTTTTCAAGCCCTTTCTTCTCGGATTCATGCTCTTTTTTGAGAGCGGCGAGCTCTCGCTTTTTCGCCTTTTCCTGCGCCGCCGCCTCGTCCCTGACGGCGCCCGCCGTCAGCTCCTTGAGCTCCTCCGCCGTCAGCTCTCGGGAGACCGTTGCCGCCGGCTTGTTTTTCTCGACCTCAAGATCACTTTTGAGCTGCTCGATCTGTCGGGCGTGCTGTTCGGCATCCGCCCTCTCTTTTTGCTGATCAAAACGCAGCTGCTCATTCTCGGAGCGCAGCCCCTCGATGATCGTTTTAAGCTCCTGCACGGAGCT